TCTCATGATGATCTCGTTATGAACTTAGTTTTATTTGCTTGGTTATCTGACCAACGATTCTTTAGAGAATTAACGGATATCAATACACTTGCAGCATTGAAAGAAAAAACAGAACAACAGCTTGATGAAGAATTGTTACCTTTTGGATTTATAGATACAGGAGATCCTACGCCGGATGAGCAGGGATGGATTGAATATAGACCAGAAAGAACATTTGAGATATAAATTTCAATTATTATAAATAAAACTGTGATAACTATAAAATAGTAAATAGGTTTAAAATAGATAATATTAAAGGAGAATAATATGGCTTTTTCCGTAAGTCCTTCCGTAATTGTTCGAGAGGTGGACGCATCAGCATCGGTTCCTGCCATCGCAACACCACCTGCAGCAATCGCTGGTGTGTTTAGATGGGGTCCTGTAGGTGAAGCAATTCTTGTTTCTTCAGAGAATGAATTAGTACAACGTTTTGGCGAACCCAATGACGATAACTATGAAACATTCTTTGTAGCTGCAGACTATCTTTCATACGCAAATTCATTATGGGTTGCTCGTGTTGACAATGGAGCAGTAACTGCTTCCGCAACTTCGACTACTCTACATGCTAATGGTGACATTAATGAAACTACAAATGGTGCATTTGATGCATTATATGCAGGATCCTTAGGTAATTCATTAGAAGTTGCATATGTTAAAGATACTAATTTTTCAACAGATTTAATTGCTGTTGGAGACGTCCCAACTACACGAATCACAGGTGCAGATTCTGAAGAGATAGCAACTGCGCAAACAATTACATTTAACACTAACACAATTTCTTTCGAGGTAGTACCTGAAAACGCAATTGATTTGGCAAATACTGAACCAGTTGTAGCAGGTGATATAATGGTTATCGGTAACGATTCAGTTGGTTATCAAGAAATTACACTCGACAGTATTACAGAAGAAACAAGAGCAGCAGATGGACAGGAAACTGCTAATACTGCGTTAATTACTTCACATGCTTATACGATTAATTTAGCAAGTCCTTATAGATTAGCTGAAACATCTTTAGCGAAATTAAAAATCAATAGAAAGTGGGCATACTCGAAATCATTCATAACTGCTCCAAGTACAGGTAATTACCATATCGCAGTTATTGACGAAGATGGTCAAATCAGTGGAGATGCTGGAACATTATTAGAAATATATTCTGATGTATCAACATCCTCAACTGCAAGACTTCCTGATGGTCGTACTAACTACTATAGAGAAGTTATTGAACAACAATCAGCTTGGGTTAAAGTTGCTAATACAACTCATTTTGAAGCTCAAACTGCACAGTATGAATCATTAGGTGTTAACGTAGGTGGTGCAGGTGGTAATACTGACATATTGAGTTCAAACGTTGGAACAGACGGTAGAACTGAAACTACAGCAACACTTGCTGACCTAGCAGATGGTTACGATTTATTCAAATCTTCAAATGAAATTGATATTTCATTCGTATTAGGTGGTAAATCTGATGATACAGGTAATCTTGCTACATACCTAATTTCAAATATTGCTGATTACAGAAAAGATGCAGTTGCGTTTATTTCGCCTGCTAAATCTGATGTAGTTGATGAAAGCAAAACAGAAAAGAAATTAGCAAATGTAATTGATTTCAAGAACAGCTTACCAAGTTCTTCTTACTATGTAATGGATTCTGGGTACAAGTACAGATACGATAGATATAACGATGTATATAGATACACTCCACTTAACGGTGATATCGCAGGTCTTTCCTCAAGAGTTGAACCTTTTGAAAGTCCAGCAGGATTCCGTAAGGGTGTAATTAAAAATGTTGTTAAGCTTGCGTTTAATCCTAACAAATCTCAGAGAGACCAACTATATAGCTCAAATATCAATCCAGTTATGGCACAAGTAGGACGAGGAATTGTTCTATTCGGTGATAAAACAGGATTAGGTGCTAATAGTGCATTTGATAGTATTAATGTTAGAAGATTGTTTATCGCAGTAGAGAAGGCAATTGCTAATGCTGCTGAAGGATTCTTATTTGAATTGAATGATGAGTTTACTCAATCACAATTTAAAGGAATCGTTGAACCATTCTTAAGAGACATTCAAGGTAAAAGAGGAATTGTTGATTTTAGAGTAGTTTCTGATACAACTGTTAATACACCTTCGGTTATTGACCAAGGTAAGTTCAGAGCTAATATCTTTATTAAACCTGCACGTTCAATTAACGTCATCGAATTAACTTTCGTGGCAACAAGAAGCGGTGTAGAGTTTGATGAAATCGTTGGGTCACTAACATAATAAATAATTATTAAATAAAGGAGAATAAGAATGGCGTTTAACATAAATGAGTTCAAATCCCAGTTAACTGGTGGTGGTGCTCGAGCTAATCTTTTCCAAGTGCAAATTTTAAACCCTGTTGACCCTGTGGCTGATTTCAAAATTCCATTCATGGTTAAAGGTGCAAACATTCCTTCTTCCGATATAGCTTCTTATAAAGTTAACTATTTTGGAAGACAGGTTGCATATGCAGGAGATAGAACATTCGCTACTTGGGAAGTGACAGTAATTAATGATGAGGATTATTCAATTCGTAATTCCATGGAAGCATGGATGAATTCAATCAATTCACACGAAGGAAATATATCCGGCTTACCTCAAGATTATAAAACTGACGCGCTAATTACACATTACAGTAAAAATGGAGATCCTCTTAGAACATATAAATTTGAAGGATTATTCCCAACATCTGTTAGCTCAATGGCAATGGGTTGGGATACAGCTGCCGGGATTCAGGAATTTACAGTAGGCTTCGACTATGATCTTTGGACAGTTGAAGGTAATACTGGAATTCCTACTACATAATTAAATAATAGGTGATATTTTGAAAATTTTTGGCTTTGATATAAAGAGGGCTGAGGAAGAGAACGAAATTCCAGTTTCGTTTGCCGAACCCTCTAATGATGATGGAGCGATTACGGTTGGTAATGCGCTCGGTGGATTTTATAATACGATACTTGATATGGAAGGTTCCGCTAAAACGGAATCCGAACTTATTACAAGATATCGTCACATGGCAATGCAGCCTGAAGTTTCTCAAGCAATTGATGATATTGTGAATGAGGCAATTAGTGTTGATACAAATGATAGAGTTGTTGAAATCTCCTTAGGAGAAACACAGTTATCAGATAAAGTAAAGAAAACTGTTGTTAAAGAATTTGATAACATACTTGCATTATTTGACTTTACAAACAATGCGTATGATATGTTTCATAAATTCTACGTTGATGGTAGATTAAATTATCATATTATTATTGACCCTGAGGATGTAAAGAAGGGAGTTTTAGAGTTAAGATATGTTGACCCTCGTAAACTAAAATTAATACGAGAAGTTGACAAAAAGCAGAAAGATAAACATTCAGGAATACCTGTTAAGAAAGTTAAAAACGAGTATTACATGTATTCAGAAACTGGATTTCAGAATACTGCTGTTGGCGGAACAAGTACTCCGGCAAGTAGTACATCTGGAATTAAAATTTCGAAGGATGCGGTAGCTCGCGTTACTTCAGGATTAATGAATGAGAATAATAGTTTAGTATTATCTCATTTACATCCAGCAGGCAAGGCTTTAAATCAGCTGCGCATGTTGGAAGATGCTGTTGTAATATACACGTTAACAAGAGCACCTGAAAGAAGAATATTTTATATTGATGTAGGTAATTTGCCAAAGAATAAGGCAGAGCAATATCTTAGAGATATGATGGCTCGCCATAAAAACAAATTACAATACAACTCTGAGTCAGGACAGATTACTGACTCGAGAAAAATGCTAACAATGACTGAGGACTTTTGGTTCCCTCGTCGTGGTGGAGAAAGGTCAACTGAAGTTGATACCCTCGCAGGAGGTAATGCACCAGGATTGAGTAGTAACGAAAACCTAGAGTATTTTCAACGTAAATTATATAAAGCGTTGAAAGTACCCTTATCACGTTTAGAACCTGAAGCAATGGCAACCTTTGGTAGAACATCAGAGATTACTCGTGATGAACTGAAGTTTGGTAAATTTATTAGAAGAATCCGTGCACGCTTCTCATGGATATTCAATATGGCATTAGAGAAGCAATTGATTCTAAAAGGAATTTTAACACCTGAGGAATTTAACGAAATACGTAATGATATCCGTTATGATTTTGTTAAGGATAATTATTTTGAGGAATTGAAGGAAGCTGAGATTCTGAGAGAAAGATTGAATACTTTAAGAGATGTATCTGATTACACAGGAAAGTATTTCTCTCATCAGTGGATTACTCAAAATATTCTGCAGATGTCTGAAGAAGACGCGCAAAGAATGGAAGATGAAATTGCAGATGAGAAGGCTCAAGGTGGACATGCAGATGATGATGCATTTTAATAATATAAATAAATATAGTGTAAATAAAACTAGGGACTAAACATGAAAAATTTTAAAGATCTCGTTTCAGAAGTTGCCCAGCCGCAATCACCTGAAGAAAGACGCTTTAAGGACCAACATACGATTGAGGTGATAAAGCACCCTGTTGCTCCTGACCACATTTTCACAGGTGAAATACCAGGAAGAGGTGATAATAGTGATAATAAGCGACGTGCTGACCAGGAAGGCGATTCAAGCTACGACTTAGCATATAGAACTAAAGTAGACAATACATTACCTCAACGTGCAGGTGCAGGTAAACAAGTTGCCGAAGAAAAGAAATCAATTACAGAAATTCTTGGAGTCAATAAAAAGAAAGACGAAAAGGATGACGAATCAATGGAAGAAGGTTTAAAGGCTTCTTGTGGTTGTGACGATTCTTGCGATCACTGTGGTGGAGAACATAAGGTTGAAGAAATCGGTAAAGAATGTTCTTGCTGTGGTAATGAGATTAAAGGTATTGAGGAAGGCGGTTGTTCAGGTGATAAGCTAAATGCTGAGAAGAAACCTGTTAAGAAAGCAACAACAAAAGAATCCGATACAGATTCTGCTAAAACAATTGAACCTGAAGTACAAAAGAAAAAAGTTTTAAAAGGTGAAGGTAAACCTAAAACAGGTCCAACATCAGTCACTATTAAAGATAGTAATGGTAAAACATTATCAATGACATTCAAAGAAATGTTAAATAAAGTTTCCACAGAGGAAGAACTTCTTGAGAGTCCCCAACAAGAAATTCCTATGATGCTGAAGCAACTACATTTCATTTGTTATGCTACTGAAGAAATCCAAGATTATCTAAAAATGGAAGGACAAGATCCTGAAGAATGGTGGCAGAATAAATTAGCAGAAGTATTTTCTAATGTTAAATCATTGTATGCTTATAGTAAAGGTGACCAAATGGTTAACGGTAAACCTTTATCAGCAGCAAAGATGTATACAGCAGCTTATGAATCAATCGAAGCTGGTAAGTTTCAATTACAAAATGAAACAGTAATTGAAGTATCAGAAGAAGATGCTACTATTTTAAATAATATGTTTGATGAATTAAATGAAACTAACACAACCGAAATGTATAACGTTTTAATTGCGGATGAAGCAGGTTATAACGAAATCCTTACATTTGCGAAGGAGAATCTACAATGAATTTAATCACAGAATATAGAGAAGATTCCGTTGAGGTAATT